ATTACATATTATAATATTTATAACTAAATAATAATCGGGGCGAATAGCTCAATAACATTGATAAAACAATATGTGTGAAAGCAATATGCAATATCCGCCCGTAGCAGTTCGAGGGAATATTAAGTCTACGGTTAAGAGGGTAATTGTAGGACAAATGAAACTACCGCCGCAGCCCGGACATCAGATTCCGGATATCGAGAGGACAGGACCGCTGGGTTTCTCCAGTTAGGGTCAACATATCTCCAAATTGGCGGAATGACACAAAACAATAACGTTGGACAAACATTCTTTTCTAGCCCCGATTACAATTGATTTGTATACGTTCGGTTTTCCTCTTTTTCACCAAACGTATGGTATTATAAATTCTGAATTGTTTCTTGCCTTGTGGGTGTTCTCTCCCACACAGTCCCGTATCAGAAATGATACGGGACCTTCTGTCCGCAAAAATACGATATAACAATTTGGCTATTATAAATAGATATTATATTGGTGATACTATAGGTGTGTATATTTTTAAATAGTTTTGGAAGAAAGGTGGTAAGTATGAGACTTACAGTGCAGCAAAAGAAAATGAATAGAATTAAGAAATTAGCATTCAGAAAAAATGTAGCATATGCTTTGAATTGGCTAATGAGTATGGTAGTACTGGCACACGTCATCAACTTAAGTGTCAAAGTTGAAATGTATGAAGTGCTTGACGTCTCTAGGATTACATTGATAGTGGTATGGGGCAAATTGATAACAATGTTTGTTTCCTATATGGCAGATAAGTCATACTGGAGAGTTTTAGTAGAGGATTGTGCTAAATATCCTTTTGAAACTTCTGCGATACTGTAAGAGAGGAGTACAGTATGAAAGAAATAGAAAAAAGAGCTAAAGATGCCATGAAAGATAATAATGACATTCTGATACTCTGTAGGGAAAGCGTGGTAACTACAGCTGCAATTAACAATATGCGACGTGTTTGTAAATCCATTGCAACAGCTACAGGTGATTCGTATAAGAAGATTTATAATGCAACACGTGCAGAAGTTGAAACTATGAGCGAGTTCAACATAACTGCTAGAGAACATGTGTTATGCGATTTGGAAGCTTATGAAAGTAAGTTTTTCAATATGCTCGTAAATAGTATCTTTACGCATGGAAATAATTATAATGATAGAGATTTGTTGTTTACTGTTGTGCAGCATTATCATCCGGGAATGATTAGATTTGGAAACGTTACAGAGGTGCGAGTAGAAAAAGATTCATTGCTTCGAAATTCATTTTATGGAATCTTTGAAGCGGTGTTGATAGATGATATGGATAAGAGATTGAATGAGTATAAACATATTCACGAAATCGACAGTAGAATTATAGAGCTTAATGATGAAGTGCAAAAACGGAGGGATTAGAAATGTATTGAATAATCCGAAATGAGGTGTATGTATGAAGAGTTTATTAGAGAAATACGATAGTAAAGATCCAAAAATTATTAAAGCGAAAGCTTTGATGAGTAAGATTGATAGTGTTGTCAATGTTAATAGATTGGCTTCAGTATTATTACAATCAACCAGGATTATTGCCAGTGGGAGAATAATATCCGTACTGGAGGGGAAACCTATGCCATTCCCAGAAGATTTTTCAACAGCTCCAATGGATCCTAATACGCTATTGGTTAAGAACCTTGTTATCGGTTATATGCTGGATTATGATGACGAATTCTTAGAAAGTGTAATTAAAGATTTGGATAATTATGACAGCATAGAAAATCTTACAGAAGAGGATGATGAAGATATCCTTGATGATGTTATGGAATATCTTCATGGTCCATATGCAAAAACTTCGGAAATGATTAATGTTAAAATGGATTTTATTGAGGCAGCTATGCAAGATCCTAGCTTAAAATTCTTGATAAAAGATGTTTTCGAAATCACTAAAGTTAGCGATTTCGATGAACGCATCAAAAAGTTTGAGGCTAGGAAGGCTCTTAACGAGACGACCATGAATATTTTAAAAGGAGAAACGTCTTAAGACGTTTCTCTATATTTTTTTGAAAGGAGTATTTATGAATGAATTTTCAATGACATATAGAAGAGGAACTACTGAATCCATCTCACAGGTGTCTGTAACGTATTACTACAAAAATCATCATAAAAATATTCCAATAGTTGATATGAAATATGATGGTACTGATATCTTGAAGATTTACTCGGATACTAATATCGTTGTTGAAAATAACAAGTATAAACAATTCGTTAATAATGACATTGGAATTGATAGAGAACATGGTTTAAGAGATTTTTTACACAATACTCTAAATGATGATATTAATATGATGGATGGATATTTAGAGATTGAATTTAGTCTATTTATAATTTTTACATACTGTAAAAAACTTTTGATCTCTATCGATAACAAATTCGGTATGAAAACACCAAATGCAAAAATCTAAAAGCAAATTAGATATTATATAAGTGATACAATACGGGTGTGTATTTATCATATTTTGTACCAGCAATACATGTTGGAGAAAGAAAAGAGGTATAAAAATGGAACTTTTAAACGGTATGAGATTTACAGGTAAGAATGGTGAGAATTATGAATTAACAATCTCTCCAATCTTAAAGAATACTTTTGTTGATAATATGATTAATCTTACCAACAAAGATACTGGGGTTGTTGAGAGACTTAAATTCGGAAAGTTTAGATCTCTCAAAGCGAATACTGAATACAAGTATATTAAGCGTCGAGTCGATATTGTTATTGAACCTGGTAAGGTTGCCAGTGGAGAAGCATATTTCGATGCAAATGATAATACATTGATGTACACTGTTGATGGATTCCTTGATAGTGTTGAAAGTATTGATGAAGTGATAATCATCTACAATATTGGAGTAGTATATGATGATGATAAGATTGTAGAATCTTTCCGGCAGGTTAAGTATTTGAAGAAATTCTATCAGCATGAGATTTGCAATGTTGATGGAGAAAGATATATTGCTAACGGAGTTACTGGAAACCATGTTGAACTTCGTAAGTTAGACGATGTAAGAGTGTCCACAACTACCGATAATTATGGAAAAGTAGCATCAATCGATGAATTTACACCATTCAGAATAGTATACGCTTTTACGTCATATGGGTTTCTTCCGGTTCTCCATGTTCACACTAAAGTTGATCAAGATTACTACAGTGCGGTCATTAATGAGAAATATCTTATTTCTCTTTATAATTGTATTGTTTTCCCTATCAGTAAAACAGCACTAACTCTTCCCATTAGGACAAAGGACGATATCGTTAAGCTTGCCAATGTTGGAGTTGAGATGTTTGCGAAATGGGCTTATGATTATAAGTCCATGCTTCCAGCAATCAACAATGTATTTGGAAAGGATGAGTAAAAAGTTGGGGTATGGATAATGTCCATACCCCTTCTTTATTTTTTCTTTTAGCTTGTTCTCTTGATAGCACCATTCTCATCTGTAGATAATGTGAAATCGCCTATATACAGATATCCAGCAGCATCAAAGAAGTACAAGTTTCCATCGATAGCAACAATCTGGTTAGTATAGAACTGATATCCTGGAAGCATATACCACCACTTACCATTTCCTTCTAATACCCAACCAGTTAAGTACTTTCCAGATACCCAAGCTCCTCTATCTGCAAGATAGAACCAAGGATTACCGTTTACAAATACCTTTCTGGATGGGAATACAGACTCGTTAGTATTCAGATGTCCTATAACACTTCCGGTCTCGGGAGTCTGTCTAAGGTTTACATTAGGAGATGTAACCTTTAATCCACCTGCACCAGTACTTACGCCATACATAGGGTTGCTGCTAGTATTTACATTGCTTACTCTACTCATCGATATACCATTTCCTTTCCAATCAGGTCTACCAAAAGAAACTCTAACCGATTTCAATGTATAATGTTTCTTACAAGTAGCTCCTCCGTTACGTTCAACAACATTGTTTCCAGAAGATGTATTAGCTTCTATAGTTGTAAATCCTTTTCCATTACTATCTACACCAACAACCCATCCTGTATGAGAATATCTTCCCATACTAGAGCTGTAGAAGAAAGCTACATCAAATGGTTCTGGAGTATCATATATTCTTCCAGCCGCCTTAAACCGATTCCATCCTGTTGGGCAGTATGTATATAGATCACCGCATAACAACTTCTTAGCAGTTTCTAATCCGAATGCACATGTTAATGTTGTTGAAACATAACCAGCACAGTATGGGCTCCCTTGCCAATTACCGTAACCGAGTTGTTTAAACCATTCCCAATAAATGGTATAGTTTCCGAATCCGGCATTTACAGTCTTACCACTAGGAGAGAAGTCTCCAAGATTAGCCATGCTTGCTTTCTCAAGATAACCAAGAGTAGAGTTCAAAAACGTTTCAAAATCGTGTAAGTTATTATAACTATACTGAGGTCTAGTTAAATCGCTCATAAATTGTCTCCTTTATTTTATTTTACTCACTATGAGCATAGTTTCTTGAACGGAAGACTTCCTTCACTTTGAATTTCGTCGTCGCCTCATTAAACCAATTCAAAGATGGATCTAATCTGATATCAAACGTATGAGCCATAGTAGCTGTATTTAGAGATACTTTTATAGAAATCATCTTCTTAAGGTTTGTCATGTCATAGTATACAATCTCCTTCGGTTCCTCTGCATTACTCTTCCAGTTGATAACGACACATCCTGCTAACCCAATGAGTTTATTTTCAGCAGAACCACATACAAGTCCTACACTATAAACATTCATAGTCGTATTGTCATGCCAGTTATCTACTGGTAAAGCAAAAGAAGAAATCAGAGAATTGATTGATTTATCCATCAAATAATAATCTGGGGGAACTTCAAAATTTACAGCATTCTTTACAGCAGCTACTGTAATATCTTGTGTCATATACTTTCCAGCAACAGCAATTCTTTGTGGTTCTATGGATGGAGTAATATTAGCACCAGGCATTGTGGAAACATTTTGAATTACACTTCCTAACCCAGTGTGATATCCTCTAGGAATAGTGTATGTTCCGTTAACTGGTAAAGTATACTGAGTAGGAACAACATTCTGAGCTGTTCCAGTAATCTTGTTACCGTTTACCCATGCAGTTTTACCAGAAATCAGATCATCAGCTACAGCAGTTCCTGGAGTGGATTCTACAATAGTTTCAGAAGTAATCTTTCCACCAGGATAATATGCAGCATCTAAGGTATAAGTTTCTCCGGCACCAATCTTTACATTGATTGGGATGTTTTTCTTTATTGTACCGGTAACCATACGACCATTTACCCAAGCAATCTTACCGGATAAGATATCAGAATCGATAGCTGTACCAGCAGTCTGTCCAGATAATGCGGAACCGGCAATTGTACAGTTCTTATAATATCCAGGTGCTAAAACTTGCTGCTGATCGGCAGTAAGATTAATTGTTTCATCGATATGAGATTCAATAGAACCGGTTACTTTTACACCGTTAGACCAAGCAATCTTACCAGCAACAATGTCTGAAGGTTCAACATTACCAACTGTCTGAGGAGCAAGTGCTGTAGATACAACGCTATATCCTTTATTGATCTTTCCTACTCCTATACTATGAGATTCTCCAGCCAGTAGAGTGATATCACCATGTTCCTCATGAACAGGCATTGCTCCAACCTCTAATCTCTTGGTATTACCAACAAAGATCTTACCAAACTCTACATCTTCTGGCTTTGCTGTAATCTTCTTACTATCTATATTTACAACCTCTACGAATTTTACGTTTTTAGTAAATGGCATCTTTAGCCTCCTTTCAAGATAATATTGATATCTGTTGTAGGACGCTTAAATATCTTAAATGTGATAGAACCATTAGCCGTTGTAGCCAATCCTGTAGTAAGAATAGAAAATGTCTTAGAGTAGTTCTTATACTGTATTGTACTGATATTGTCATCCATATCTGAATACAACTCTGGAAAAGAATTCTCTGTAACCCAAGAAGCATTTACAACTTGTGTAAATGGTGCTTGAGAAGAAAATGTAAGTTCTGCACCATTGGAATCTCTCCAACCAGATAATGGAATACTAACATGATGAATAGTATCATTAGCAATACATTTTTCAACTTGTTCTACTACACCACTTACAGTCTGTAATTTAGTATTCTCTCCCA